TCCAGACAGCCTTTCGGACGACCTTCACGCTGCGGGACAAGTCTGGGACAACGCCAAATTGTCCGCTTTCCGAGAGGCTGTCTTTGAGGATTTCGAAGGCTCGTGCGGCATGTAGAGAAGGCTTTGTGGCGCGCTTGCCCTTACCCGTTTTGGGGGCGATCCCGGCTCCTTCTAAGCCGTCTTCATCGAGGGGCTGAACGGCCAGCGACGACAGATCGGGGTCGATGTCGGACAGGGCGACGGCTTCCATTTTGTAGCCGAACAGCAATCCGTCTTCCCCGTCCTTTTGTTTCGTCACGGTCAGCTTGCCGATGCGATCGGGGCTCTGGTCCGATGACACTTTGATGCATTCCAGTTCCGCATCGACGGCACCCAGGAGGGCGCTGCTGCCGCGCATACCCCGGCTTTCGTCTTTCCCGGCGTGGTGGATGATGGCAACGGCGGTTTCGTAGCGTTCCTGGATCGCGCCCAGAATGACGATGGTTTCGCCTACGTCCTTGGCGGAGTTTTCCTCGCCCCCTGCGAAGATACGGGCGAAGGTGTCGAAGATGACGAGAACGGGCCGCACGTTGAGAGCATCGATAGCCGCGCAGAGAGCATCGCTGTCTTCTAGCGTCGATCTTAGGTTAAGCTGGGCTTTAACGAAGTAGATCGGCAGGTCTGTAGATAGGTTCATGTGCTTGAGGGCGGCATCGCTGCGTCGTTTGAGACCTGCCGCGCCTTCACCTGCCACGTAAATCACGGGACCTGCTTCAACTGGCTTCCCGAAGCATTCTGTGCCGCTGGCGATGCAGGCGGCGATATAGAGCGCAACGAAGGATTTATAGCTTCCCGGCCTGCCGTAGATCGCGGCGAAGGAGGAGGCGGGCAAGATGTCGTTAATCAGCCAGCGGACGCTCACGTCTTGCAATTCTTTGAGCGGAATCAGGTCGATCTTGCGCTTCTTTTGCCCTTCCTGCGGCTTCTGCTGCGGCAGAAACGGGCTGTCGCTTGTTACAGGCCGCGACGGGCCTTCAGGCTGGCGCGCGGCGGTCGCAGCCCCTTGTTGGTGCGACCTTGCTGCGATCTGCTCCACGATAGAAGGCGGCTCGTGACGCGGAATCAGGGCGCGGGCCGCGGCCTTCTTGTCGCCTCCGAACCGCAGCGTCGTAATCAGGTCGAACGGGTCACAGACGCGCCCGCTGAGAGGATCGGCGTTGCCGTGGTGGCTGTAGGTACACCAGTGGCCCTGCGATCCCTTGAACACGACAACCCCGCAGGTTTTGCTTTCGCTTCCTGGCCGCATGTAGCGATAGGATTGGTGACGCCTATCGAAGTAGCCGAAACGATAGCCTGCGCCTTCCAGCGTATTGCGAATGTCGTCCAGGGTGCAGGCGTCATTGAAGGCTGCGAAGCTGGATGCATCGCCGCGTGGTTGGATGGCCTCCGGGAGCGCGGGAACGGTCTTGGCATGGTGGATGGCGGCTTCCGCTTTCTTCCGCCCTGCTGCCCACTCCAGGGCCGCCACGACATCGAAGGGCAGGCCGTCGTTGCGGGCCGCGACGAATAGGGCCTTGTCTTCTTCCGTTCTGACACGGGGTAGAAACCAGGGTTGGCTCCAGCGGCGTGCTTCTGCGACGTCCGCGATGTAGACGCCTTCGCCATGTAGCTGCGCGATGATGAAGTCCAGACAATCGCAGAGTTCATCGACGCTCTGCATTTTCGCTGGGAAGACAATTCGGTATTTCCAGAAATTGTCCTGCGGGCGTGCGCTATGGGACGTGTGCGCGACGAATGTGTAGCCAAGGGTTTTTAGCTTCTCGGCTACTTCAGGGAGCGCAGGCCCGCCCGATGTGATTTCCCCCGTATGCGGGTCGAAGGTGGAATCGACATCGAGGATGAGGAGTTCAGCTTCGATCAGGTTCTCATCGGCGCGCTTGGCGTGTTTGAGTTTTCCGCCCCTGATGTAGTAGCTGCCATCCTTGTTGCCGACACGCGGCGACATCAGGCGGTCGCAGAACCCCTCCCACGTATAGGGTTTGACGTGCAGCGTTGTGTCCGTCGCGCCTCCTGCTGCATAGGCGAGCAGCATCGTCCCGTCCTCTGTCTCGTGCATAGCGTCCAGCTTCATGTTCCCCTACCCTATGTGATTGCCCCCGCTTTTGAGGGCGGGGGCTTTAGTCTTAAAACTCTTCGTCTTCTTCTAGTGCTGGTTTCGCCTTTGGCATCGCCTTTGGCTTCTCAGGCTCTGGGGGCGAAGCTGCCGAAAATGCATCCGGCGGTGGAGCCCATCCGGAGATGCGCCACTTCGGCACCTTGAACCGCAGTTCGCCCTGCTCCTTCGTTTGCATCTTCACCGTTTCCGTTCCCGTAACTTCCACGATGGCGAGCTTGCCAGGGTTCGCTGCTGCACCCTTCGCATATTCATCGTGCAGAGCATCGAAAGCGCGCAGCACGTTTTTGCTGGTATGCGCAAACTCCCGCAGGCCGTGTTCCTTTAGGAAGACTTTGATGCGGATACCCTGCTTATGTTCCGGAGTCGGACGCGCAGGCATGGGATGACCAATCTGCGCCATTGTAAAATCGACAGCACCCGGCTTGAAGCTGATCCATCCCACTTCCAGATTATCGAAATCCATAATCGCTTTGAACGGCGATTTCAGTTCAACCTCTTCCTTCTCCCATCCGCCATCCGATGCAGGCTCCCTGTTTACCGCCATGAAGTCACCGCTCTTCGCGTCAAACTTCAGTACGGGCAGGAAATTCCCGCCTTTCTTTTCTTCCAATGCAAGACCGATTGCCATTTTGCTTTGCTTTCTTTGAAGTGCCACTGAACCCCGTGGCCGGGATTACCTCATCGCTCCGTAGTACGCGATCAGCGCCGCCTCTGCCCGCCCATCATCCTTCACACGCGCGAAAAGATGTGCGTAGGCGGGAAACAGTTCGCAAGCTCGCTGTCGGCTTCCATCCTTGCCTTCGCGCACGTTGAGCGACTTCCGCCATTGCTGCGGCGTCACGTAGGATGTCGGGATGGTGAGAGCGGCCAGCGTTCCCTCGATCATGCCAACACTGCGCCCGAACTGCCACATGCTGCTGACACCCTGACCCGGCATGGCTCCGACTTTCTCAATCGTCGCCGTGATGATTCCCGGCGAGCGCAAGATAGATGCAAGAGCTTGCGGGCTGATCTCCTTCTTTTCTTTCTTTCCTCTCATGACGAGCATGGTCGGCATGTCATGAATCGTCAGCGCGCCTTCGTTGTAATCGAAGAAGGCGAGCGCACCACTTGCGCCAGGATCAATGCCAACGATCATTTCTCGATCTTCACTTTAAGTTTGAGTTCACGCGCGATGGCGAACATGCTGTCTGTATTCATGTTGCCTTCGCGCGAATGCATACGAGTCCAAGCCGCACGAGACAGTCCGGTTTGTGAGGCGAGCGCATAGCGCGATTTGCTTTGCGCGATACGCTCTTTCTCCAATTGTTCGAATAGCTGCTTGCTTGTTTTGATCTGCATGTGAGCCTCTGTTTTTTTCTCAACATGCAGATCAATTATTGTCTAGTCAACTCAAGTACACTTCTATCCAAACTTATCCGCCAAAGGCTCGGCAGCGGCCCAATTCGGCAGTGCGAGTTCTACCAATTCGTTTGAATAGCACGCGGCGACTTTCGCAGGCTCTTGCGCTTTCTTGAACGCTTTTGCTGCCCGCGCCATGAAGGTTCTACCATCCTGAAGCCCGTACTTGTTGACGACATAAACGCCAGTTGCGAACGGCGGCTCTGATTCGACGGCCACGAAGACAAATCGGTCGAGTGCCTTGCCGTGGATTGCCTCATAGCCGTTCGCGTAATGCGCGGCTTGCAGGTGATACTGAAACGCGCCGATCTGACGTGCGAAACCTTCCGGACTTGCGTCTTGGCAGGTCTTCAGATCGAAGATGACGTTGCCGCAGAGATAATCGACACGGGCCTTGCACGGTACACCGTACTCTTCCCAAAGCATCGTGACCTCTGCATCGCCCCCTGTCATGTATTCCTGCACGATGGGATGGGCTTTAGCCGCAGCGGCTATCGCTTGAGCCTTTTCGAACTGATATTCGTCAACGATGACCTTACCCTGGTTCTGCTCTTCAAACTGCGCAGCCGCCTCCTTGCCGAATTTGGTGCGCTTATCGACTTTCGGCATGACGGCAAATTCTTCGTTCAGTTTGTCGGGTTCGAAGAAAAGCGTGTGACACAGCGTGCCAAGCCGCATGGAAGCTGTCGGCTCGCGCGGGTTATCCATTGCCGCGAGATAGTGCGCAGGCGAACGCAGAAGCAGTTTCGCACTCGATGCGCTGAGAGCTTTGATCTGATGGTATTCACTTGCGGGGAGATTTTTTACCAGCTTCATCTTTTTTCTCTGTTTCGTTGTTCATGTCTGGACGCCATTCGCCACACCAATGTCCTTTGGATACTCTGACCTGACTTGGAAATCGTTGGCAAGAGAGGCTTCCGCCTGTCTTGATTAGCGTGAATCTGCAATTGGTGCAGGTTTGCTCTGTCATCTTGAAAACTTCCTTGATCTATGCCATTTCAGAAATGTCGGAGCTAACCAGTTGCTCCGGCACCCTGAAACTTACTGCCTCGGCGTCCCCCATAGCGTCGAGGACTTTTTTATGCCGACGTATGCCATGCAACACGGTCGTGTGATCGCGGCGACCAAAGAAGCGACCGATATATTGCAGCGTCTTATGCTGCTCTGTCCTGATACGATAGAACGCTTCATGGCGAGCGGCGACAAGCTTCATTGTCCTGATCGGTCCCACCATATCTTTAATCGTGACACCGTGCTTCTGAGCAACATCCCATATGATGCGCTGGGTTGAAGTCATGTTTTCCGGAATCGTACTTTGCGGCTTCTCTTCTGGTTGCGGTTTTACTTCCTTCCGACGCCCTTGCATCAGGCGTTTTCTAACATCCAGGTAATGCTGGTGCAGTTCTTCTACTGTATGCATGTTCTTACCTCCTCCACTTTTTGATGATGTCTGGCAGAAGTTCACTGATTAACCATGCCACGAGAAACGCAGCGCCGATGTTGACGAAGGTAAGTGTCACGGCGAACATGATGGTGATGTATGTCATGATCCAGGCCTTTCATCTATTCGGTGCGAGCGCCCGACTGGCGTCGATACAGATAGCTTTCGTCCGCCCACAAGCGAATAAAAACACACCTTGCTTTGAAAGTCTACAAGAGTTATCATCAAAAAATGATGAAACACGATTGGCGAAATGCTCTCACCATGCGCGAAAGAAAACGGCTTGATAAGATCGAGGTCGAGATCAAGAAGCGGGGCGTCAAGATTGCCGCTTTGAGAGCCGAGCGCAGAAGAATACAGAATACTGCAACTAAGCGCGCTGCCTACGAACGAGGGCCGCGCAAATCATAGGAGTTGATATGAACATCGCCCAAGCAGCTCGCATTCTAGCCGCCGTCCATACGACCCCGACCGGCATTCGAAAGGGATGCCCCGAGGGTTATCAGTTGCATATGGCTGGCGTGGAATATCATGAATACACGGAAGCATGGAAAGCGATCCGCAAGATTGCGGAGGCTGGTACTGACAACGGGTTTTTTAGATCGCTGCGTAGCTATGCGCGGCGGTGATTAGAGGAGCGAATACAATGCGCAGATGGTGGAAATCTCTTGACGGCCCGACACGCGATGCTTGGGGTACGCTGGGCGTCGGCCTACTGATCGCGGCGATGTGGAATTGAGGAGGTGTGGCGATGGATGGTAACGACGAATTTGAGGCGGGCGTAGTCGAAGGGCTGAAGCGCGCATACCTTGTCCTATTGAGAAAGGTTGAGGATCGCGAGAATTGGCCGAAATACGAGCACGCAGTGCGGCTTCTGGAAGAGATATTCCCGCAGCTTAGGGCGCCAGATGGTTGATTTAGCCGTCCACAATGCGGCGCTTCGCCAGTTCCATCAGGATCATGCATTCGCCTGCGTTCGCTGAACCGGCAACGTAGAGCTTACCTAAATCATCATCGGCAATAATCATCAGGCGCGAAAAATTCTTGCCTTTGGCCTCTTCCAAGATTTGGTCAGGGTCAATGCGAAATCCCTCCCCGACAATCTGCGGGGTGAATTTCAAAATGTTTTCGGTCATGGTGTATTTGCCTTTCAAAGAATCGTGGTTAACCATTTATTACCGCATCGCCAGCCTTATGTACTTCTGCTTGTATTGCTCAGGACGAGTGGCAAGACGCTTGTTCCAGCCGCCCCACCCCGCGACATGACACGCGCTCATCTGCGCGTGCGTGCGTACACCAGCCGCAATGCATCGCTCCATGTGCATGATGCCGGCGCGTATGCCGTACTCGCACTCTGTCAGCCTGCGCGGATCAAGCCCCATCGCACGCGCCGTACGCGGCATCACCTGTAGCGCACCTTGCGCCCTGTCGCCGCCATGCGAGCGCACACGCGGCCCTTGCGCGCCGCAGCGAAATCCGCTTTCCAGCCGCGTCAGTTTCAACGCCGTTGTTGTCCACTGCGCACCCAACCTTGCGCGAGCTTCACGCTCCACGATGCGGGCGACGTACTCACGATCCTTCGGCACGTAAGTCTTGGGCAGCGTGCCGTAAGGCGTGCGGATATCGTTGACCAGTGGCCCGGTCCAATTGCGTGACTGGTCGCGAGCAAAAAATTCGGCAGAGGACATTTCTGCTGCTGCGGGCGTGGCAATCAGTGAGATTGCAAGTATGAGCTTTTTCAAGATTGGTTCTCCTCTAGGTCTCCAAGAAGGGCGCGGGCGGGCTTCATAATCAAATCCTCAACCCTGTTTGCGTTCTTTCGCATACTCTTGAGCATCGTGTTACATGTGGCTATCCCCGAAATAGATGTCGCGCCGCCAGCCGCTTCTACACGCTCAAGATGCTGGTAGAATGCTCCGATTGTTGCAGCGGACGCTGTGAGCGCGCGCTCAAGCTCCTCGATGCGGTCGGCGGCTTCACAAGCTACGGGGCTATATCCTCCATTGCTGATGAAAACTTCCAAAGAGCGCAGTCGCTCCACAAGATCACTCGCCATTGCTCGCCTCCTTTGCGTCTCCGAGAAGGGCGCGGGCGCGTTTATAGATGTCGGTGTCACGGTCGCTCACGCTGATTACTTCGCGCAACGCGCGCTCCAGCGCCTCGATGCGGGCGCTATCGGCGCGGCGGTTCCATAACTCAACGGCTGTGTCCTTCAAGCGGTCGTCAGATGACGCGGCGCAGTTATCGCAGCGCACATAATAATTTCCGGGACCGCCGTCGCGCATTGATGCTCTTCCCCCGCAGAACGGGCATGGCTTCAACTCAATCACCATCTTCGACCTCCTTGATTTCAACGCGGATGACGCGGTGAGGGGCGCTGTGCGGGCGCAAACGGTCAAATTTTTCTTTCCATTCAAATTCGTATTCATACAAATGTTCTTTGAAAATGTTGCCATTCTTATCCACGATAGCCCAGCACCTTACTGGCTGCACGGCGGGAGTGGTGGGGGTGTCAGTCATGGCGTTATCTCCCGAATGCAGACGATCTCAGAAACCCAAATATCGTGCATGGCGCGGACGGTATCCCGAAGCACAATGGCAAAGTTCATCGCTTGTTTGATGTTTTCAGCGCGGACCTGATACATCAGCTTTCGGCTGATTACGTTCTCGCTTTGGATGCCTGAATAAGGCCAAGCCTTGAGTTCAATTTCGTAGTTCGCACAAGGCATCGGCTTGAATACGCGCTCAAGCGGCTGCTTCTCTCGCATGTCGCTCATCACTTGTCCTCCACCGGCAGGGCGCCCACAAGTCCACGGATACGCGCGACGTTCTCAATGTGATCCAGAATGCACATCGTCTCGTCACCCAAAGGCGTGCCGCAGCGCGTCTTAGCCCAATGCGCGCGCGCCTCAACGATTGTGAAATTACGGCACCCGGCGCGGATTTGCAGAACGCCGTCGTTTACCCATCCGACAAAACGGTAGCCGTCACTGCGCTGTCCGCCATCAACGAGGTTCGCGCCTGCGAGGTTCGCGCCTGCGAGGTCCGCGTCTGTGAGGTCCGCGCGTGTGAGGTCCGCGCGTGTGAGGTCCGCGCGTGTGAGGTTCGCGCCTGCGAGGCCCGCGCGTGTGAGGTTCGCGCGTGTGAGGTCCGCGCGTGTGAGGTCCGCGCCTGCGAGGTTCGCGCCTGCGAGGTTCGCGCCTGCGAGGTCCGCGTCTGTGAGGTCCGCGCGTGTGAGGTCCGCGCATGCGAGGTACGCGCCTGCGAGGTTCGCGCGTGTCTTTAGCGCCCATTTTACTGCCAACCCGATTTTGACGCTCAACGCTGTGTCGTTGGTCGCGGCAATCTCAGCGGTGAATTGCACTTCGCCTGTGAAGCGGTTTTTGATTTCAAACTGCATGGTCATTCTCCACCGGCAGGGCGCGAATGGCGGCGGCGCAACGACGAGATTCCACAAAATTGCGCGCCTCGCACACCTTCGCCGCCTTCTCCCGCATTGTCCCCGCTGCCTCGACGGCGCGGCGCTCGGCGGCTTCGGCGCGGGTACGTTCTTTTTCGTATTTTTCAATCAACTGGTCGAAGCCGGTTGCCAGTGCATCCCTCTCCGCAATGAGAGTGCGTATGGCGGCGGCAAGATTCAGAATAATATCCGGCTTCGGAGGGTCGGATAACAGCAGTGTGCCCCGCTTTTGAGCCTCCGCCAGCAATTCCGCATAATCGCCAGTAGGCGCGGGCTTCTGCTCAGTGCTCATGTCATCTTCCCCACAATGAACGCTACCGCCACCATGAGTATGATCATGGTGACGATGGCGCATCCGCTGTCGTTATTGCCCGACGGATTCTGCATTGCGTTCATGATATTCTGGCGCAAGGCGCGTAGCCATAACCTTGATGTCATCTTCTACTGCGTGTTCAGGACGAGCAACGCGCGCATGTACGAGAGCCGCGTACCCCTGGATGTCGAGCCAATGGTCAGGCTCATAAGGATCACCAGCGCAACAACGGGCGATCTTGTGCGCGATCATCTCTACGCCTTCGCGCATCGCCGGGTTCATCTTAAGATAACCAGAAGATGAACGCACGATGTCCTTGATCGACTGCGCGAGCAGAGCATGATCTGAATATTCTCCGTGTGTCTGCGCACGGAGTTTCAGAATCTCTTCGACTTTCTTCATTTCTCTTCCTTTGCTTTTTCTAATGCGAATCGGCCAAGTGGCGTATCGCTCAACATACCCAGCGCATTCATGTAGGACTGGAGCAGTGCGTCTTCTTCTGCCCGCTGCTCTTTGTCCTTTTTACGGAGGGCTATGATCTTCTTGATGATCTTTGGCTCGAATCCGGAGAATTTTGCTTCTGCGTAGATTTCCTTGATGTCGGTCGCCAGAAGCGAACGCTCATCCTCCAGTTTCTCGATCCTCTCCACCAATGCTTGTAGCTGATTGTTTGTCATCTTTGATCCCCAACTTGTCTACGAGTACAGCACAGTAATGGGAGATAAACAGATAACTCACACGCCTAGTGAGACTGCCGACATCCCCCCGTGAAAGGTATTCTATTTCTTCCAACACCTTACGAATCGTCTCCCTCTCTGCTTCCGGTAGCTTTTGCCAGCCGTCTGTGATTTGGACCATGTGTTCACGCCTTAGTGATAGGCTTCGAGCAACGCCCTGCGGCATCCCGCCAAAGATGACGCATACTTAATCTCGCCATGAACGGAGATGCCGCGATAGGCGCGCTCCTTCGTCCGCAGGTACGTGATACGTGAAATGTGACCAACTTCTTTACCAAAGTAGGTCAGCGTGTAGGTCTTGTCTGGGTTCTTCGTCAGCGAAATCAAATCAACCTCCTCTTGACGAGCTTCATCTAAGCGTTTACTGGAATTAACGTCAAGTGGTTATTTATGTTTACGAGGATGAAATGCTTCAACAACGCTTCAACGATTGGCTGGATGAGCGTCGCGGACTCGGCAACATCACTGAGACAACCGCTCAAAACTACAGAGTTTTTTGCAAAGACTTCCTTGACAGGCATGGCGTCGAAAAGCTGCCGGACATCACAGCAAAAAAAATTACGGCTTGGTATATCCACAGGCTTAAAACCTGTTCTCCATCCACAGTTAGAATCGCACATCAGGTGCTGGCTGGGTTCTTTTCATGGTGCGTCGAGCAAGGTGATTTGCCTGCGTCTCCGATGTCCAAGGTGCAACCGCCGCGATCAGAAAAAGCAGAACGCAAGGCGTTGTCGGAAGAACAGATTAAACAGCTTCTGGATTACGTAGCCGATAAACCCTTTACCGGATTGGTGATTCGCTTGGCACTTGCAACCGGACTTCGACGTGGCGAGCTTGCTGCGCTCCGTTGGCGCGATCTGGATTTAACCACAGGTCGGTTAACAATCAGTAAAGCAATCGTGAAGATCGGCTCTTGCGAGATTGAGACGCGCCCGAAGACGGCGGCAGGTACGCGCATCATCGCTCTACCATCTAGTATGATCGCTGAATTGAAGGTACTATACGCAACACCCGACGCCTCCCTCCTCCTCACCTCAGTCGGGCAGCGGCCCTCTCTCGCTCACCTCTCCCGTGTGGTGGGCGATGCAATGACCGCAGTCGGGCTGGGCGAAGGCTTCTGCCTTCACTCAGTCCGACACTCTCATGCCACTCAATTGCTACGGAAGAAGCTGCCGGTCAAAGCCGTGTCCCAGCGGCTCGGCCATTCCGACATTACGACGACGCTGCGCACCTACGCCCACGTCTTCGCAGCCGATGATAATGAATTGGCTCAGGCGATGGAAGATATCATCGCGTGCCAAGCATCTCCGGCCTAAAGGCTCTGGCGCCTCCAGGGGGACGTTCAGGCTGATACCCCGGCTGAACAATCATGGCACGCAACGCGACAATCAATTCGCGCGTTGCCGGATCAATCTGCCCGCGCCCAGAAGGCGTATAGCGTGCTGCGTATTCGAGAATCTGGATCAATTCATCCGGCGTATCCGCCTTCAAAGCCTGGGCCATCACAGCGTTCACCTTGTCGGCAGGCAGACGAGACGCCACACGTTCAGCGACATTTGCACCCATCTGCGCAAGCTGAAGGCTTTCGCCAGCCCCGCCGCCGCTAAAGAACGTGGACATCTTTGCGCCGATGATTCTGGGAATGTAGCGCCCAGCCATACCGGCCAGCTTGCCAAATTCCTTCACTTCCATGCCGGTCGTATCCGCCAACTCGCGTTCGACGCCACGCTTGATCAAGGCTTCGATTTGGCCGCGCTGCTCACCGGAGAGTATTTTGTTTCTCTCCAATGTCTGAAGGACACTCATCCCGCGATCAGATATAGGGTCCATCAGCGTCTGGTTGAGTTTCCCATAAGATAGGCCGCTTGCCCTCGTCGCATCATCAGTCGCCCACCGCATCACAGCAGCGCGCAAACCACCAACTGCTTCCCTTCCATCACGCAAAGCCAACGTCGAAAGCTTGGTCAATTCACGGACGGGATTGGCAGACTGCACGGCAGACGCCACCGCATTTTGCGGGTTTTCGCCCGCCCGCAGGACACGAGCGAAAGCTGCCGTTCTCTCTGCTTCCTTTGCAGCGTCCCCTGTTCGTTTCAAAACCTCCTTAACAGCCGTTTCGCTTTCACGCTGCACTTGTGTCGTGGCTACTGCAACTTCGCGCTCAATTTGCGGGACGGCCTTTCCAGCCGTTTCAGACGCGCGCTGCGCTTCAGCCGCTTGCCTGATGCTGGCGCGTACTTGGGGGAATTGCTCCAAGATTGCAGCATTGTCGCGCAAGAAAGCATCCGCACGACGCGGGATCACAGCCCCTGTTGTCGGGTCGATAATTCGTTCCGTCAGCGTGCGCAGGAAGTCTTGCTGAATGGCCTGCATGGCAGGACCTTGTTCCGCAACTGCCGCGCGAAGTTCTCCCAACTGAGCCGCAACACGTTCAGGTTGCCCCGACGTTGCAGCTTCCAAAGTCAGTTCCGGCCTGACACGTTCCGCACCTGATGGCTTCGTTCCCAGAACATCGCCCGCAAAGCTGCGAGAGAAACGATCATTCAAGGCACGCGAGAAATCGCGAGCATTTGCTGCTGCATTTCCGCCGATGGTTTCCAAGTCCCCTAGAATCGCATCAGCCATTTCCTTTGCACGTCGCGCATCCTTGAAGTTGTTCTGCGCGCGGAAGTCTCTTGCTTCTTCAAGGAGCGTGCTGCGGACAGATAATAATTCGCCTGACGTAACAGGCTTACCTTCATCTATCGTGTCACGATAACGAGTCATGACACGATCGATCACACTCGGCATCTTCTCTTCAGGAATCATGCCTGCGCGCAGATCGTCATATGCAGCCAATGTGCGGGTCGGCATGATTGGCTCGTTCTTGGGAACCTGCCCCCAAAGCTGCCGCTCTTCTGCACGGGCCTTGGAAAGAGCGTCTTCCAAGATATTGCGGGCCTGTACGTTCAGACCGCGAGCCTGTCCTGGAGTAAGAGGCGCAATAGGTCCAGCCGCTTCGGCAGCAACACCTGCACGTTCCGTCGCTGCCACTTGAGCCGCAGCGAGCTTCTGTGCGCCTTCCGCCTGACTCTTGGTAACAGTCGCCTGTGCGCGAGTTTCAGCGGCAGACACAAGGTTATCAAGCCGCTGCTCAAAACCTCTTTGCCGCGTTGCCGCGGCTTCCGTCAAAGCTTGCATCTGACCTGGCTGGAAGCCTTGTTGCACGCCCGCCTGAATATTACCCGCAACACGTTCTCTGGACGCAGCAAGTGCATTAGCCAGTTCTGGGTCCTGAGATGCCAGAAGCCGCTGCACGCCAGTTACGGCGCGGCTTTGCGCCAATTCAGCAGGTAGTGCGCCCGGTACAATGTCTGGCGTCTGGAGACGCTGAATGATTTGCTCCGGCGCTTCCTGAGCCTGCCGCAAGATGGGCGCAAGTTCACGGCCTGCTCGCATACGCGCGGCTTCTTCTGTGCCGGGAATTGCACCTGCAATCTGACCACGCGCCGTTCCAGCGCCGCCCATTGCGCCTGCCGTCAAACCAGCGCCCAGCAAGCCACCACTAAACTGACCCGCCATTTGCGCTAGTTCGCTGCCGGGAAATGCGGCCTCCGCACCATAAGCGCCAGCAGCAGCCCCCAAAGTTGACGGGATTTGCGAGGCGACGAAATAGGACGGATTAGACGCAGCAGAGGCCACCATCTGTTTCACAGCATTCGAAGCCGCAGGTCCAACACCTAAAGCAGTTGGAGCAGACGATTCTGCCGCGATAGCAGCAGGAATCGACACACTTCTAGCCGCTACTATAGGTATAGCCATAAAAGGATATGTCGCGCCGATAGCCTCACCAGCGCGTGCAGATGCACGAAACTCAGGAGGAATCTGTTCAATATTCTCGTACTGATAGGTTGTTCCAGGCGCACTGCGTCCTGTTGCAACGCCAGCCTGTTCTTGTGCCGCTCCAATACCTTGCCTAATTGTCTGTCCAAGCGTCTGATCCTGCCGTCCAGTGACCAGGTTCATCAACTGCCCTGGTACATCCAGAACGCCAGTAAGACCGCGCATAGCGCCCTGAGCGCCATATATGATGCCGCCTTTAAGGCCCTTCGGTGTTTCTTCCAACTGGAAGCCAGCAGGAAGACCGCCATCTTCAAGGACAAAACCTTCAGGAAGTTCAGCCATTACATTGCCTCCCAGCGACCATTCCTGAAGATAACGCGAGCGCCCGTTTGCGGATTCACAGCCGTCTGTCCTTCGCGGAAGCGCGAAGGTGCAGCAGTCGTCGTCGGAGTAGCGCCAGCTTCAGGCGTCTTGCCTGCCGTCAAACTGTCAATCACGACATTGATGTTGTCACGATTGCGTCTCAGATCGCGAAACGCCTGTGCTGCCTTCGTCTTGTCGGCAGGAGATGCTTGTGAAGTCTCACTCACAATATAGCGCAGATCATTCATGTCAGATTCGATGAGAGACTTCACAGACGAGAGTTTGTTCACGGCTTCAGCAGGGCTCGTAAATACCGCTGCCGCAGAAGGTAGCAATTCTCCGATACGGGCTTGTGTTGATTTCAGGTTTTTACCTGCAACTTCAGCAGCAGTCGCCGCAATCAGACTATTCCGAAGTGTATCTACTTCTGAGATCGCCTTACCAGCTTCTTGTGTTGATTTGTCTTCAGAACCAAATACACCACGTGCTTTACCTGCCGCCCAATTGTATGCGCCGGAAAGTCCAAAAGCACGATTATAGTCCAAATTCCGATTAATTGTTGCAAACGGATGCGGCGTTGCGGCCTCCCCCGTCTTTGCAACAGGAGGCGCGCCAGGAGGACGCGCCGCTTCGGGGGCAGTCGGGACACCTCCAGCAGCAGGCGCGCCACCTTCGCCAATCCCATAATCGGGATACGGTGTCATACGAACGAGCTTGCCGCCCTCTTTCTTGTAAATCACATTACCGGCAGTGATGTAATTGCCTTCTTCGATCTGTTGCTGGAGGCGCTGCACTTCAAGTTGGCGCTTCTGCTTCTCTTCCGGCGATATTGCATAATCAGCAATCGTCTTCTGCCGTAGCACCTGCCGGTTATCAGCCGCAGACGGAAGCGGTTTGAAGCCATACTTTGTTTCGAAAGCTGCCGGGTCTTGCATCTCACGACGCACCGCCGCCAATTCCTGCATCTCTTGCTGGGCCTGTTGCTGTTGAGCCAACATCAGGCGAGACTGAGACGCCTTATAAATGTCGGTCGTAATACCGCCCATCGCAGGACCAATCCCAGCAATGAGTTGCGCCCTTTGCTGTCCAGACATCGGTTGCCCAGCCGCAAGAAGCAGCGCAGACACGTTTGCAAGCGTATTGATACCAGCCTGACGAACATCAGTTTCCGGTACGCCATACTGCGGATTAATCGCAGTCGCGTCTGCATAGCGACCCCTTCCAAGCAGGAAATCGCCAGCGCCGCCAAGGGCATCTCCAATACCGCCAAGAAGACCGTCAGCCATGTTTTTACTCCTTAGCCCAGCAAGCCAAGCTGGCGGGCCATTTGATCTGCTCTAAAGAAATCCGCAGCACTCTCAGGATTACCCCAATTGACTTGCTGTGCCATCGGTTGACCGCTCGCCATAGGGCCTTGTGGAGACATCACAACCGGCATCGCATTCGACTGATAGGCAGGACCGCCCAGCAACCGCTGCATGAAACTCTCCCGCACGGACGGAGCTTCCGGCGTCCCAAGACCATACGGGCGCGGTGGCGGAAGCGGCGGCATTGCTTCAGATGGTCCAGATATAGGACTTGCAGTCATTGGCATAGGAGCGCCCATCAATGAAGGAGGGCGTGCAGGTGCTGGGACAACAGAAGCAGGCATAGGAGCAGCAACTGGGGGCGCAGAAGGCGCTGCAAATGGCGCACGACTCAACTGCCCAAACGGAGAAGGCGTTGTCTGATAGGAGATAACATTGCCCGCCATATCGTAAACGGCCTGATCTCCCGGTACAGGACCAGTGCCTATACCAGCGGGCGAAGGCCCAG